TCTCCTTATAACGATGAGATAATTAAAGTACTTGATTACTTTGAATTAAAAACTGGTTTAAAAGTTAAGAACATTAATAGGATCAAAGTTAACTTATTAACCAAAAGAGAAGTAACAGAAGAAGATAATAATAAAGGCATGCACCGTGATCTGTATGTAGATGAAGACTCTAAGAACTATGTAAGCATGGTTTATTATGTAAATGATTCTGATGGTGATACTGTAGTATTTGATGAAGACTTTAAGACTGTGTTAGAGAGATGTTCGCCTGAATCTGGTACAGCTATATGGTTTAAATCAAGTAAGTTACATACTGCAACTATACCTAAGTTGACTGATGTACGTGTAGTTATTAATTTTGTATTTGAAATAGAGGAGTTAGGGTAATGCAACTCGAAGGTATGATGAAGAGATTAAAAGACGCTGGTCGTAATATTTTTATGGGAACTAACGATGCAGCATCTATTAAAAAGAGATACGTTGAACCACATGTATTTGTAAAGATCAACGGTAAGAAAGTAAAGATAACGGATATTACAGTCAGTGAGTGTAATATATATTTAGAAACAGAGGAGAATGCATGAAGAAGTTTTTAGTAGTAGCATTATTAGCATTTGCATCAGTAACGCATGCTGGTATCGCACAACAATGTGGTCAGTTTACTGCCGCAGCACCAACCTATGCAGCAAAACCTGGGGATCAAGAGATCTGCCATAAGAACTATGCAGTTATCCATAGCTGTGCAGCTAAGGCACCAGTTGCAGTGTTTGAACACTTAACACCAGCGGCAATTCAAGGCGGGTTTAAACGTAAAGATGATTTCCGTCCAGATCCATTAGTAACACCAAACTGCTCTGCAACATTAGCAGACTATGCAACTGTTGGTAGTACACATGATCGTGGCCACATGGCTCCAGCAGGTAACAACACACAATCTGCAGAGATCATGTCTGAATCATTCTTCTTATCAAACATGGTACCACAAGTTGCTAACAACAACCGCGGTATTTGGAAACAAGCAGAAACATATGAACGTCAATGGGCACTAACACCTAACACAGACTTCTATATCATCTCTGGTGGTATCTATGATGCTGGTTACAAGAAAACTGGTAATGGTCTTGGTATCCCTACACGTTTATATAAGATAGTATACGAAAAGAAAAGTCAAAAAGTTACAGCATACTTAATGCCTAATGCTGCATTACCTGTAGCGGACTTGCCTAAGTATCAAGTAACAGTAGCAGCAATCGAACAAGCAACAGGAATTAAATTCAACCTACCACTAGCAAAATAAACGAAAGATATAAACATGGCATCTAAATTAACAGACTCAAGAGAATATTTCAAGCCATTCAACTACGCATGGGCATACGATGCATGGCTGAAACATGAACAAGCACATTGGCTTCATACTGAAGTACCAATGGCTGAGGATGTTAAGGATTGGAAAAAGAAGTTAACTAAAGAAGAGAAGCAATTCTTAACAAACATCTTTAGGTTCTTTACACAGGGAGATATTGATGTGGCAGGTGGTTACGTTAAGAACTATTTGCCATACTTCCCTCAACCTGAAATTAGAATGATGTTGATGGGTTTTGCAGCTCGTGAAGCATTACATATTGCAGCATACTCACATTTGATTGAGACATTAGGTATGCCTGAATCAACTTACAATGAATTCTTGGAATACCAAGAGATGAAGGACAAGCATGACTATGTTACGGAGCTTTCTAGTAAGAATGGAGATCTTGCTTCTACTGCTACTCATATTGCAGTATTCTCAGCTTTCACGGAAGGTATGCAGCTTTTTAGTTCTTTCATTATGTTGCTTAACTTTCCTCGTCATGGCCTTATGAAGGGTATGGGTCAAATCGTTACATGGTCAATCGTTGATGAAACGATGCATGCTGAGAACATGATTAAGTTATTTAAGACATTCATTAAAGAGAACAATGAAATTTGGAACGATGAACTAAAGGGTAAGATCTATACAATCGCTGAGAAGATGGTTGAGTTAGAAGATAAGTTCATTGATCTATCATTTTCAGGTACACATATGCGTGAACTTGAACCAGCAGATGTGAAGCAGTACATTCGTTATATTGCAGACCGCCGTTTAATCTCATTAGGATTAAAAGGTATTTTTAAAGTTAAAAAGAATCCGTTACCTTGGGTAGAAGAGATGATCAACGCTCCTGTGCATGGCAACTTTTTTGAGAACCGTGTTACAGACTATGCCAAAGGTGCATTGAAGGGTTCTTGGGAAGATGTATGGGGAGGTGCTCAGTAATGACTGATTATGCAGAACAGTATAAACAAATGCATGAAGATCCTTCAATGTTTGAAGGCAACACTATAACAGTACACTTAGACGATATTGAATTGATGGTTCATCAATATAAAGCTAAGACTCTATTAGATTATGGTTGTGGTAAAGGTAACCAGTATCATGTAGCAAAAGTACATGAAAAACATTTTGATGGTATTATGCCAGAACTATATGACATTGGGATTGAAAAGTATAATAAACTACCTAAACGTAAGTTTGATGGTGTTATCTGTACTGATGTAATGGAGCATATACCTGAAGATAAAGTGGATGAAGTTTTAAAAGAGATATATAGTAAAGCAAAGAAGTTTGTATTCTTTGGTATATCTGATAGACTTGCAGAAAAATTGTTACCAAACGGTGAGAACGCTCACTGTACAGTTAAACCAATGGAATGGTGGCGTGAAAAGATACAAGAACATGCTACAGTCCCTACAAATATCAAGACGTACGGCACACATGACGAACGTTCTTCAATAGAAAGGTAATATGGCATCAACGAAATACTTCGAGTGTGAAAACTGTGAAAGCACTGGAAAAATAACAATAAAAACAAATGATGTTACCGTAGAGGATATTGTTTATTGCCCAGTATGTGGCGCTGACATCTATGAAGAAGATGAAGACGAATGACATGGTTTTATAATGGTAAACCAGTTGACGAGATCGACGAGAAGTATACAGGATTTGTTTATCTAATAACAAACCTAGTCACTGGTAAGAAGTATATTGGTAAGAAGCTTAGTAAGTTTTCTAAGACAACTACTAAGACCGTAACGCTTAAGAACGGTACAAAGAAAAAGAAGAAGATTAGAAGTAAGATCGATTCAGATTGGAAGACGTATTGGTCTTCATCTAAAGAAGTTATTGAAGATGTCAAGACATTAGGAGAAGATAAGTTCAAACGGGAAATCCTAATGTTTTGTTTATCTAAAGGGACAGCCTCGTATTTCGAGGCCAAGTTCCAAATGCAAAATGAAGTGCTTGAGCATCCTGATATGTGGTATAATGGGATCGTTAATTGTCGTGTACATAGGAGTCATATAAAGTATGAGAGTTAAGTTGAGAGTAATAGGGTTACTATTAACAGTAGTTTGTGCAGCATGTTTATACACATCATTCATGTGTTATATTCAAGTCGTAGAATACCAGCAGCAAATCATTAATCAAAATAAACGTATTGATGAAGCTGTCGCAAAGTGGTCTAAACTAACAGAGGAAGACCTCATCATCTTACAAAAGATAGATGAACAGAATAAAATCATTAGGGCTCAAGACGATAAGATTCGCATTCAAGATGCACTTATTGCAGAAGCAAGAGCTAAAAGGAAAAGATGAACGATAAAGTAATGACTATAATCATGTTTGTATCAGCGATCGCGCTGAGTACTATTGCTGCATTCTATTCAATCGCAGGTTTAACTGCTATCTTTGCTGCAGCTGTTGTACCTATCATAGTCATGGGTGGAATATTAGAAGTATCTAAGTTAGTTGTAGCATCATGGTTATATCGTAATTGGAATGAAGTTCCTACGATGTTTAAGTCATACTTCACAGTAGCTGTAGTTATCCTCATGATGATTACATCTATGGGTATATTTGGGTTCTTATCAAAAGCACACTTAGACCAAGCTGTACCAGCTGGCGATGTGACTGCTCAAGTAACTATATTCGATGAAAAGATAAAGACTCAAAGAGATAACATCGAGGCTGCTCGTAAAGCGTTAGCTCAAATGGATGCACAGATCGATCAGAAGTTAAGTAGATCTACTGATGAACAAGGCGCAGATAAAGCTATTCAAATTAGACGTGCTCAAGGATCTGAACGTAAAAAGTTACAGAACGAGATATCAACAGCTCAAGCTGCTATCGTTAAGTTACAGGCTGAGCGTGCACCTATAGCATCTCAAGCCCGTAAGATCGAAGCTGAGGTTGGTCCTATTAAATACATAGCAGCGTTGATCTATGGTGATACGTTAGACCAGAACATGCTGGAAAAAGCTGTTCGCTGGGTTATCATCATGATCGTATTAGTGTTTGATCCACTTGCAGTTCTTATGCTAGTCGCCGTCAACTGGTCTCTAAAAAAAAGACAACCTAAGGTAGAAAAGCCAGAAGGCTGGCATCAAGAATGGGTACCGGACACTGAAGCTTGGCCACCATATCACCATTGGGAGGAGGCAGTTGATCCAGATTTTCTTAATGATGTACATATAACTGAAGGTAAGCAAGATATATCTTGGCCAGATGATAATGATCCACGTGTAGATATCGTAGGTCAAAACGGTAATGATGGATTGCATTATGAGGATACAATACCAACAGCTCCTCCACCTCCTCCTGAAGAGCCTTCTTTGGGTATAAATATCAACGAGTACGATAGTCCATCTAAGACTATTGAGCAAGAAGTTGATGAACTTAACCACCCTCCATTAAATTCAATAGATCGGCTGAATAAGAAGTACGATTAAGACTAAATCCTTATAAATAGAATATGTCGGAGATATTCAAACTTATAGGCGATTTAGGTTTCCCAGTAGCTATGGCTATGGCTGGTGGATATTTTGTCTATTTAACAATCAAACTATTATTAGCCGGTGTACTTAGTAGCATCAAAGGGATGGCTGGAATTATTACTGCTCTAGATAATAGAGTTAAGACTATGAACCATGACGTTGTCCGTATTGATACTATCGTAAGTAATGCCCTAGGATTAAAACCTGACACAGACCGTATCGCACGAGCAGACGGTAAGAACGACGCAAGAAGAGATTAATGGATTTATTCGATTTAAGATTACAAGCTAATCGCGATAAACTAATTCATACCACAGGTGAAGTTATAAGAGCATTCATTATAGGTTTCATTGTAGGGATGATAGTAGCATGGGCGATATAGCAGGATTAGTAAGTAAGTATGGCTTTCCAATTGTTATGGCAGTTGGTATGGGCTTCATTATCAAATATGTATTTGAATGGGCCACGAAAGAAGTAAAGCCAGTTATATCTGATGCAAACACTGTGCTGATTGCACTCATAGATCGTATTAGGATGTTAGATAACGATCTCATTAGGTTGAACCAAAAGGTGAATACGGTATTACACCTTCGAGGTAAGACTATAGAATACGAACGCGTTGAAGCTGAAAAGAAGATCAACGATATCAAAAAATCTGAAGATGATAACACTGCTTCGGCAGGAGAGAGTTAACATATAATGCTACATAATGTTAACATGGGCCAAAGTAATGTCATCTATCATAAGGATACTAAGTCTTAGTATTTTATCATTTGGGTTAGCGCAAGCTCAACCCCTCCCTGACTATACATTCAAAAGCCCTTCCTTCAATGGTAATGGCTATTCTGCACATGTTTTGACTATTGAGAATCAAGAGCACTCTCGTAAAGAAGCTATTAAGAAAGAGATCGAAGCTGCTTTAGAGAAGGCAAAGAACGAAAAGAACAACACTAACCTCGCAAAGTTTCTTAACAACTTAGAGTCAAGAATCTATGCACAAATCTCTCAAAATTTAGCCACAGCGATGTTTGCTGATGGTGGTGCATCAAGCGGCACATTAAATTTTGAAGGGAATATCATTAACTGGACAAGATCCAGTACCGAGATTACTCTCAATGTGACTGATTATTTAGGAACTACCACAACAATAACAATTCCTTTGGGACAGTGGCAATTCTAATGAAATACGTAGTAATACTATTGATGGCGATAATGGTGTCTGGTTGTGCCACAACTAGAGCTGTTACAGGTCCGGACAAACCAATTGTCTCTAAGAACCTTATGCAGAAGGAGTTTGATATATTGCCTGCTCCATATGGAAAAAAGGTTTCTGTAGCTGTTTATAGTTTTTCTGATAAGACAGGCCAAAGAAAGCCTTCTGCAAATATAGCACAACTATCTACAGCTGTTACTCAAGGTGCTGATGCATTCCTCATCAAGGCTTTACAAGACGTGGGTAGAGGTCAGTGGTTTGATGTAGTTGAACGAGTTGGCTTGGATAGTTTAACTAAAGAGCGTCAGCTGATTCGCCAAATGCGCGAAGCTTATGAGGGAGACAAGGCCAAGCCGCTATCTCCTATGATGTTTGCAGGTATGATATTAGAAGGTGGTATAGTTGGATATGATTCATCAACAAAATCTGGTGGATCTGCTTATAGAATGTTGGGCATAGGTCCACAAACGCAATACTCTGAGGATATAGTTACTATCAGTCTAAGAGCTGTTAGTGTGAATACAGGAAAAGTTTTAGTATCAGTAACTGTGCAGAAGACAATATATTCTGCTGCTGATAGCTTAGCGATATTGAAATTCGTTAAGGATGGAACTCAAGCATTTGAGTTCGAATCTGGTTTAACAATCAACGAGCCCGGCACTTTAGCTGTTAAAGCTGCTGTTGAAGCTGCAGTTGTTGAATTGATTAAAGAAGGAGAAAAGAGAGGTGTCTGGGAATATTCAACACCTTACATTGCTCCAGAAAATAAACAAGAGGAGACAAAATAGATGAACAACTATTTGAAATTAATGGTTGCGATGACATTTTCGTTAAGTGCTTTTGCTGCTGATAACAGCATCTATATTGACCAATCTGGTGATAATTCTACGATTGATATTACACAAACTGGTGCAGGTAATGTCGTGAGAGGTATTCAAGGAGTTGGTACAGGTAACACAACACCAGCTAAGATCTATGGTGATTCAAATGCCATTGATATTAGACAGATTGGTTCTACTAATACATTAAACCTTGGTGTGAATACATCTATTGCTACAGGTAGAGCATATGGTATTGATTTGACTTACTATGTAACTGGTAATTCTGGTACAGCAACTATCAATAGTAATAACAATGGTCAAGGTACTTCTGGATCTAACTTTATTGACGTAAGACAAACAGGTAACTCTGCTAATCTTAACTTGAATGTATTAGGTTCTAAGAACAACTTTACTGCTGTAACATCTGGTGGTACTAGTAACAGTATTATATCTACGATCACTGCTGATGAAACAGATACTAATATATCTATGACAGGCGGTGGAGGCAATTCTTATACTGGCACATTATCAAGCAATAAAGGTCATGTAGATATCACCACAGTTGGTGCTTCAAACACAATTACATTAACGCAGTCAGGTACAGCTGGAACTAATGGTCATGCATTCACATTAGATCTAACTGGATCAAGCAACACATTTAACGTTACGCAATCAGGTACTATTGATACAACAGTTAATTTATTAAGTGCAGGATCTGGTAACACATGGAATATCACAACTGGAAATTAATAGTTCTACTTCTATTCTCAGTAAATTCATTTGCTGCGATAGGAACTATTACTGAACAATCGGCTGCTGCTCCTAGTATACAACGAAAGAGCAGCACGATATCAGGTTCAAAAGGTACAGGCGTTGAGATGTCTGATACCATCAAAACAACTCAAGGTAAAGTAGGTATCACCTTTGAGGATCATACGAAAGTAGATATCACAGAGAACTCAAAGCTAGTCATTGATGAGTTCGTCTATGATCCAAATTCTAAGAAGGGCGGCAAGCTAGCAGTTAACATTGCTCTTGGTACGGCACGTTATGCATCTGGTCAAATTGCGAAGAATAACCCGCAGGCTGTGGCGATTAATACTCCTACGGCTACTGTCGCTGTCCGTGGTACAGACTTTACTGCAACTGTTGATGAGTTAGGTAGATCTACATTCATCTTGCTTCCATCATGCCCAAAAGGTTGGGTTGATGTAGAAAAGGATTGTGTAACTGGTAAGATCGAAGTTATTACAGACGAAGGTAAAGTTATACTTGACAAAGCGTTTCAAGCTACGAAGGTAGAATCAAAAGAAACTAAACCATTCAAACCAGTCATCGTCAACTTAACAGAAGACATGATTAATAACCTATTAGTATTATCTCCACCAAAAGAACTAAGAGAATCAGATGACGATAAGAAGAGGATGAGATCAGAAGCAAAGGGTGCTCTTGATGTAGACTTCCTTGCAGAGAATAAACTTGTTAACGTATTAGAAGCTGAAGAGAAAGAAGTTTATAAAGACAAGCTATCACGTAACCTATTAGATAACGACTTCCTTGCAAACGTGCTTGATATTATTAATGCACAACTTGCAGCACAGCTAGATCTACTTGGTAAAACTAAGAGTGGATTACTACCAGATTATGTACCTACTTCAGGCGTAGTAGTTGAAGTAGACGATCTATCTGTTACTCTATGTCGTGAAGGTAATGGAGATACTCAATGCATCACAACTCCCAAGAACCAAAACACAACTGTAACTCAGATACAAGGACCAGTTGAAATTAAGAATAGGATCAATAGCGGTGGCCGCACTATTATCAATACTACTCAGAATTAGTTTATTCTTCTGCATAACAGCTAATGCAGCTGGTGTGGCAGGTCTTAACTTTCAAACTTATATAGCTGGTGGAGCTACACCTACTTATACTCAAGACGCTAGCGGAAATATTACTAATCGCACATTAATATCTACAGGAACAGTAAGCACAATTAATTATAATTGGGGTAGCGGTGCACCTTTGACTTCTAATAGAGGTGATGGTGTTATAGTTCGTTTCTATGGTTATATCAATATAGCGACATCAGGTACATATTATTTTGGTGGTAATGCTGATGATGGTATACGTATTAAAGTTAACAATACTTCAGTAGTTGATAGTTGGCGTGAGGATGGAGGAACATTTAGAAGCGGCAGCATTTATCTTGCAGCAGGAACATACCCTATAGAGCTTATGTACTATGAAAATGGTGGTGGTGCTTTAGTTAACCTTCAATGGTATTTAAACAACTCATGGCAAATTGTTGGTAGTTCATATATCGCTACAACTTCTACTTACTTTGTACCTCAATACAGTTCATCTATAACATCAGCTCAACAAACAAGAAAAACTGCTGAGACAACCCAAAGAACTTCTCAATCTGGTAATGAGATACAGATAGATCAAGTAGGTGATAACAATAACTTCACTATAAGACAAGGTGTAACGATCACTGGTAAAAACAGAATAGAACTATATGCGAATGGTAACTATAATACAATAAATTTAAACCAAGGTTATCTACCCGATGGTACTGTATCATTCAACGATAGTAATAATCACTATCAATATTGGAGTATAATAGGGAACAGTAACAATATATCATCAAGACAAGTTAACACGTCAGTTAATGCGGTTGGTCACTTCATGGAAAGCACAGTTAGCGGAAGTAATAATGTTATAGACTTGAGACAGCAAGGAAATGGAAGTAAGACTCTATTCTTAAATGTAAACGGAAGTTCTAACACGGTTACAACAAATCAAAAGGATGGCGGTCAAGATTACTTAGATATCAAGTTGACTGGTAGCGGTCATAATGTAACAGCAGTACAAGAAGGTACAGGAAACCATGCTGCAACCATAGATTTTACAAATGCAGGAGGAGCGTCATCGCTTAATATGACACAAACAGGTTCTACTTCTCAAACATATTCTATCCAGCAATCTTGTGCTAATCCTGCTGGATGCTCAACAGTAATTATACAACAGTAATAAATAACTATTATTAACTAGGAGACTAAAATGGCATTAATCGATACAGTATTAAAGATGGCTACCCGTGAACCAAAACCAGAAGATAACAAAGCACCATCAACTGGTGGTCCTTCAAGATCAGAACGTGAAGCTAAGATTAAAGACAAAGCTGGTATGGCAATCAATATCTTTGCTGCATTATTAGCATTCAACGTATGGTACGGTGGCGGTTTAAGTTCTAAGGTAATGAACAACACGATCAAAGCTAATGACATTTGGAACTTTTACCAAGCTAAGTCAATCAAACAAACTCAATATGAATTAGCTGCACAAGCAACAAATGATCCGGCAAAAGCTGCTAAGTTTACTGCAAAGGCTAAATCATACGACGAAGGCAAAGAAGGAAAACCTGAACTATTTAAAGCTGCAAAAGCTTTAGAAGATGAAAGAGATCACGCTAAGAAAAAATCTCCATGGATTGGTTACGCTGGTACAGCATATCAGTTAGCGATCGTATTGCTATCTGCAAGTATCCTTGCTGTTAGTATGCCGTTATTCTGGTCATCATTTGTATTATGCTCTATCGGTTTAGTACTAATGAGTCAAGGTATTTGGCTCTGGTTTCCGCTATAAATAATTGTACATTAACTATGAAATATATTATAATTATCTTAGCTCTATTATTGGCTTCTTGTGTTACAAGGATGTCAATGCCTGAGAAAGAAAAACATGATGTATTATTAACAACAAGAGGTCACGGTGAAGAGATTAAAAAAGATCCTAATTAGTCCTTGGTTGGCATTATTAACTTTAACACTATTAATTGGTGTGAGAGCCACAGATCCATCCTTTGTACAATCAGTTAGACTTAGATACTTTGATACGCTCATCACCTCTAAACCTGTTGTACAATCAAAACAAGTTCATGTCGTAAACATTGATGATGCTTCTATTGAACGATTGGGACAGTTTCCATTTCCGAGGACTCAATATGCAAATATTATCGAAGATCTTTATGCTCGTGGTGCAGGTCTCGTTGTGTTTAATCTTTTTATGCCTGATAATGATAGGTTTGGAAAAGACGCTGGACTGGCTGATACCTTCCATAGGCATCCTGTAGTATTACCGCAAGTCGCAACAAGCGATAAGCAAAAACCTGGTGCGTTTAGACCAGGAGTATCTGAGATTGGTGGTAAAGCATCTGACTTTGCTATCAATTACCCTAGTATTCAAGCAAATATCTCATCATTTAACACTAGCGCTGCTGGTATAGGAGTTGTGAATGTATTACCTGAAATTGATGGCGTTGTTCGCCGTATCCCTATGGTCGTTGCAAGCGAAGGCCTATTGTATCCAAGTATCTCCCTCGAAACTTTGCGAGTCGCAGTTGGAGACCCCAGTTTCCAAGTCAAATCAAACGCAAACGGAATTGAAGCAGTCAGGATTCCAAAGTTCGCTAAGGTCACAACCGATCCAATGGGAAGGATTTGGGTGGATTGGAGTTCCTTACCAATGGAACACTCTCTTATGGACCTCCCAAAATCATTTGATGGAAGTATCGTCATTGTTGGGCTCACGGCCAGAGGACTCAACAACCCTGTCGGAACCCCTCGAGGAGCAGTCTATCCTCATTACGTACAAGCTTCTGTTTTAGACACGTTAACTTCTGGTACAAACATCTCTCGTCCTGATTGGGCAGACGGTGCTGAGATGTTAGCTGTAGTTGTTTTATCAATAGTAATACTTCTTTTAACGAGGTGGAAATATGGTATTATTCCTATCATTGGCATTATTTGCTCTTTATATTTTGTTGGTAGCGAGATATTCTCTCGTTACAGCATTCTTATTGATGTTCTCTTTCCTATTATTAGCTTATCTTTGGTATATGCTCATGCCTACACTGTCAAGTTTATCACTGAGCTTAACGCAAAGCTTCAAATAAAGAAACAGTTTGGTACTTACCTATCACCAGCGCTCGTTGAGAAACTACAAAAGAACCCTGAGTTATTAAAGCTTGGCGGTGAGACAAGAGAACTAAGTATCATGTTTACTGATGTTCGTGGATTCACTACGATCTCTGAACATTATGGTAAGGATGTACAAGGTTTAACTAAGATCATGAACAGGTACATGACTGCAATGACTCAAAAGATCTTAGATAATAACGGAACACTTGATAAGTATATCGGTGATGCGCAGATGGCATTTTGGAATGCTCCACTTGATGATAAGGATCATGCTCTCAACGCAGTTAAGACTGCATTAGAAATGTTAGGAGACTTAGATGCGTTCAATAAAGAGATTGCTGAAGAAGGCGTACCGCCGTTCGGTATGGGACTTGGTATTAATACTGCTGATGTCGTTGTGGGTAATATGGGTTCTACTCAACGTTTCGATTATACTTGTCTCGGCGACGGAGTTAACTTGGCATCAAGACTTGAAGGACAATCTAAGCCGTATGGTGTTAAGATGGTTTTAGGTCAACGTACAGCTGAACTAGTTAAGGATCACCATCCAGTCGTTGAGATGGATACTATCGCAGTTAAAGGTAAGACTGAAGGCGTTAAAGTATTCACCATTGGTGATACTATTAAATTCAAACATGATGAGTTCCTTAAAGAATACTATAGAGGTAACTGGAAACGTGCTACACAATGGGCGCAAGAACTAGTTGATGATCCAAAAGTTACCATCAAAAACTACTATCATGCTATGATCGAACGCATGGACGAAGGCCTTCCACCAAACTGGGACGGTGTGTATAGAGCAACTAGCAAGTAATCTATTCATAATATAGATTGCTTCCAGCTGGGACATACTCCTATGATCAAAAACCTATTCATTTACCTATTCATAACCTTTAGCATTACATCCTTCGCAAAGGATATAACTGCACAATCATGGCTAGTTACCAATGAGGAAGGTAATGCTATAGCTGGTGAACACATAGCTGATGTTAGACCTATAGCATCTATCACAAAGCTAGTTACTGCTATGACTATCCTCAATAGCGGTCAAGAACTAGAATCACCAGTTAAGACTCAAGCATTCGGTATGATATCACGTCATCAACTGATCGATATGGCTATAGTCAAATCAAATAATACAGCTGCTGATACTCTATGCCGTATCTACTTAGGCGGTTATGATATGTGTATAGCTGACATGAACCATATGTTATTCAAGCTAAACTTACTCAACACGATCGTATACGATTCAACAGGATTAGATAAACGTAATGTCAGTACAGCGATGGAGCTCTCAAAGCTTCTCCAAGAAGCTGCCAAGTATCCTGAATTAGTCAATGCCTCTCATCAGGTACAGATTAAGATCAAGACCAAGAAACGCTTCTGGGTCTTCCATAACACTAACCCACTCATAGGCAAACGTCAAGATATTATCATCTCCAAGACAGGCTATACCAAACCTGCTGGGGGATGCCTGGCGATGCTTATGTCCACCGATAAGGGCCAGAGAACAGTAGTTGTCCTAGGCTCTCAAAACACTCACACCCGCATCCCCGAAGCTGAATTTTTAGCTGAAAATTACTAATAAAATCATAGATTTATAAGTTATTGATTTATATAGCTTATTTATTTTAGACTATTTTAGGGGCCCCCTATGTACATTAATTAGCCTTTTCAGTATAATGGTTATATTAAATCAACAAACGGAGAGAATTATGAAGACAGATAAAGAGCAATTAGCATGGGAATTACAAGCCTACGGTATGAGCAA